TATTAAAATAGAGTGGGAAGACTTATCTTATCGCACCTATACTCCTGACTTTATATTAAACAATGGTATAATAATAGAAACAAAGGGAAGATTCCTAACAACGGATAGAAGAAAACACTTGTGCATTAAGAAGCAACATCCAAAGCTAGATATTAGATTTGTATTTACAAACAGTCGAAGTAAACTAAGCAAAGGTGCGAAATCTACATACGCAGAGTGGTGCATAAAGCACGGATTCAGATACTACGATAGGATAATCCCTGAAGATTGGTTGAAAGAGAAGGGTAAAAAC